TATCGTTCCGCTATCTAACTGCACGCCGATATTGTCTGTAGAAGAAATGCCCGTCGTTCTATTTACCACGATAGATGTTGCTCCAGAGGAAGCAATTGCAGTCGTCATCGTACTGACAAAAGAATTTGTCCAGCCAACAGCAGTTGGGCCAACAGAGTATTGGCCAGTCGTACCGCTTAAAAATAAGTAGCCACGTCTGCGAGTCCATGTTTTAAGTCCTGGAGCGAAATCGGTTTTCGCTTGCCATTGCTTAACTAACATATTTAATTTTCTTGCACAATCTTGAGTCTCTTGAGGAGTTATAGCATCTGACTCTCCAAGTTTTCCAATATTAACCATTGCCTCTCTGATAATATCATCGCGAGAAACTGAAAATACATATGTTCCGCTAGTAGTCATCTAAGCCTTCTTTTTTGCCTTTGCAAAACGTTGTTCAACAATTTTCTGAATTTCAGCCCAGACGACTTCGCCTTTAATATCAGCTTGGCATTGAGCTGTACCTGTATATTCATCTTTCGTGCAATGGTCCCAGCCAAAATGCAAGATATGGCATGCAGGAACTTCGTCGTTTCCGCGACCAGCACATTTAGTTCCTTCACTTTGCAGAGGGATTGTATTTACCCAGTCCCTAGTCAAATTATGATGAGTTGAATGGGATAAAAATACGATTTTTGGGACTTCTAAATTAGCAGCAGCATTAAGCGTGCCTGTCTCTGGACCAATAATTAAGTCAGCTTCTGCTAAAAAACTCATTGTTTCACGAATAGTCCATTTACCGCTAGTCTTATAAATTCTTGGCTCGTTTTCCCAGCCAGCTTCAAGCATAACAGCTTCTGGACCACCGACAAGAACGACGTCTGCTTTTGGGTTTCCGTTTTTACCGTCAAAGCCAACCATAACTGAAGCTAGGATCTGGTCTAAATATGGCCATGTTTTATGCACGGAACTGCCAGCTAAAGAGAAAACGATAACGAACTCATTCATTCTCGCTCTTAATTTCCTAGCCCAAGCCTTTTCCTCAAGCGTTGCATAAAACTTAACAACAGGTTCGTGCGGAACTTCAGCAAGCATATGCTGGAACTGTAGATAATTTTCGTTCATGTATTTATGACGAATAACGGGAGACCAGCCATGCTGTGTTCTTCCTGGCATCGCTAACCATGTTCCTTCAACAGACTCAGATAGGTTTACGAATTTATCGAAGTATTTTTTCTGAACGTTCCAAAAGTCAACCAAGTTCGCGTTCGGAATTTGGTCTTTATCAAATAGCACGATTTTATCGATGTTAGGGTCGTGCGTGATAACGTCACTTCCAGGAGGAGAAGTAAACAATGTTACATGATAACCTTGCTTTTTAAGTCCTGCGAATACGCTTGAAGCCTGTAATAAATCGCCGAATGCACCATAACGAACGACGCAAACTGTTTTCTCTGGCTTAGGATCTAGATAAGACGTTTTGTTTTTAGAGCCTTTAATTTTTTTGAAAACCATAAACATTGAATATTCTTCGTCTTCGTTTCGCTCTTGGCATTCAACAATGTCAAATTTACCGCCAGTTACGCTTTCCATTGCAGAAATTATGTCTGCTGGTAAAAAGTCGTGTTTATGGTCTGGATTACAACCTTCCGTGCCGATATTTGGGTAAAACTCTTTGTGTGGTAAGTAAAGAATTAAATATCCATCGAATTTAACTAATCTCCACCACTCGTTCAATGTTGATTTATAATCTTCAATATGCTCTAGCGTGTGTGAAGAATAAACGAAATCCATTGACTGCGAAGTAAACAAAGACATATTAGTGCAGTCGCACAGAATGTCTGGTTTAATCTGAAAACCGAACTGTTCATGGTTCATGTTATCAACGCTGATAACGTGAGGCAATACTTTAAAATCGCCAGCCCCGATGTCTAAGCCTTTTCCGCGCAAATAAGGCGCAGCAGTATAACAAATCTTTTTGCTCTCGTTACACTGCGGATTATCAATGCTCCAAACCATTTTGAACCTTTCTATGCATTATTTGGCATTAAATTTTCAGGAAGTTTCCAGTAAACCAGTTTTTTAAACGTGTATTCTTGGATGTTTAAATCAATAAATGCTTCTTTAATCTCAGACCAGTTGATATTTTCTTTCTCAGACATGCCGAAAATAACTGCTTTACCAAGCGCATTTTCTTTCAAAGAACGAAGTAAAAACTCTCGTGCAGATGGGTTTGGGTCTGTTTTAGTAGTAATTTCGTCGCTACTTGCGTCTTTTTCTGTCGTATTAGTTGTTATTTCTTTTTCTTCATCAGGCTCTTTTTCATCTTGTACTAGAGCATGACCTTGCCAATCGAAAAGAAGCCCGTCTTGTTCATAACGAGCTTCATCATGTCCTGTTATTAAACCATAAGGACGTTTCATATCGACTTTTTTCATTTTACAACCTTTCTATAATTTATTCCTCTGTCCATTCAATGGTCATGTGGACATTGGTGCCAGCAGGGACTGAATTCCCACCGAAGTTAAGACACAAACTTTCATTTGGACCATTTAAAATTAATGCTTTTGCAGCGCGATCGCCAAAAATCCATTCTGTAACTAAGTTACCAGCTGCAGCTGCAGAAGCTGAAACGTGCTCAGAACGAACTAAAACGCCAGCGCCAAGTGCTGATGGATTTGCACTGTATTGGTTTACGACAGCTGAAGGAGCAGGATCACGACTATCATGTTTAGCAACAGCAGGGTTACTTATTGTTCCGCCAGTATTCGGAGCTGTTCGTTTATAAGCGTAAAAATTTTCAAAAGTTGCTGTTGTTGCTGCAGAATTAATTCTTATCATCGTTACAGTGATAAGTTTGCCGACTGCACCAATTAACTGAAGAAGATCTGTCGCATTAGCAACAGGCACATAATCAGGAATTACTACGCTATAAGTTGATTTTGAACTGCTTAGATTAACTATCTGTTCGGTTGCGCTTTGGGGTAACATGATTACATCCTGTCTAAATAATTGTTACGTTCGGCAAAACCGCCAGCGTCGCCATAAAAATGGTCAACGTGCTCGCCTGTATATTGATCGTCAGTGCCTTTCATCTCTAACAGAGTGAAACCGCCTTTATCACGATCCAAACTAAATGCTTTATCATTTACGACTTTGCCAGAAACGTCTGTCGCACCAGCCATTGATAAAGGCATGTTCTCGATTTTCTTACATTCTTGATTGCAGATATCCATTCCAGGAGGAAGGAAATTCATTTTTTGATCGCATTCGTCAATAGCAGAAGCATTGTTTTTATGCGACTGGTCGTTTGCGTCTCTTAGGTTTTTATTAGCGTCAACAGGAAATGCCCAACCCTCGTCGGTCGCTGTTTCCTCTTTCTGCGGCACTGTTATTTGGAATTTTTCTTGCCATGACATAATAGGTCTCCTTAGTCAATGCGCTTGGTATAAGAATTATACCCGTTTTGAATGACATAAGCGTCGTTTCCCATTAAATGATCGGGAAGTCTATCAGCCATGTCCTTATTTGGATTTCGCATAATTACAGCGTCTAATTCATAAGAGCCAGTCATGTCTGGAGTGTTTCTCCACTCTTTCGGTGCACAATTATGGCATTGGATTTTTGGTCGTCTCATTTCCAACTCCTTAAAGAGAGAGGAGACCTAAGTCCCCTCTTTCTTAACTTCTTACTTGCCTGATGAACTTGCTTTTAAACCGCCATTCATAGCGTTTTTAGACTCAGGCATGACTTCCCAAGCGTTACCGCCAGGAGTGCCACGACCGAATTCTGGAACGTCACGAGGTTTTGGTTCCCAACCGTCGCCAGAGTAAGACTCTTCAACCAATTTCTTCAACGGCATCATACGGATGTCGCAATTTTCTTGGTTGCCGATGTCCATTCCTGGAGGCAAGAAGTTGAGTTTAGCACCTTCACCGTATGCCTGACCTTTTTTATCAAGGTAGCCATCGATTTGGAAGCCAGATTTTTCACCAATATCATCATACAAACCGCCAACGCCTTCTGGGGAATGTGAAAAGTTAACCATAGGTTGAGCAAAGTCTTGACCTGAGTTTTGACCTTTCAATTCACCATCATACTTTGGAGATTGTGATGCTGGAATTTTTGGTTGAATAGCCATGTTATTTCTCCTTATGCTGTAACGTTAGCAAGAGGCAAAACTGCCAATTCATAAGCAACAGCAGCTTTACCAACAACATCAGCACCAGTTACAACGTCTAAAATATCGCCTTGGTTCAATGAAACACCGCCAGCAACGTTAGTCAATAATACGTTGGTTGTGTAACCAGCAGTATTCGTGCCCAAAGTAGTCGTTGCTAATGTAGATGTCGCTGTGCCAGAGATTTTAAGAACGCTCAACAAGTGACCTGCTGCAGTACCAGCTGTAGTTACTGTGACTTGAGCAGAGAAAGCCAACATCGCTGTAAACGCAGCAAATTTACCATACTGTGTTGTAGCAGCACCGCCAGCTTCGCCCATTGGTTGACCAACACGAGCCAAATAGGCTGGATGATCGTACCCCATATTTTTAGTACCCATTATTTACTCCTTATTTCTTTAATTGAGAATGTGCTTTTGCCACGGCAATTACAGTATCGGAAGGCTTGACAGTAGCTACAGAAGCGTCTGGTGAAGTAATAGTTAATACTGTGCCAGCGCCAGCTGCATAGCCAAGATTATAAACTGCCCGCAGAGCTGCAATTTCAGATCCATCCAACAATGTTTTATGGAGCTGTTCTAATTCTAAGTCAGTCATAGCCTTCCCCTACCTTAATTAAGCCTGTGAGTCCCATTTAACGATACGAGCGTTCAATGCTAATGTATGTACGATACCGAAACCGCCAAGATAGTACCATGCCACGCCTTTTGAACGACCATAATCAGTCGGGATTTTACCACGCATTTCTTCAGGAACTGCAATCGCTTCCGCAACTGTATCGTTACCGAATACATACAACCAGTCAGATTGACCGTTGACCCATGGCACCATATCGCCGCCAGCAGTGTTAGCAATACCTGTTGTGCCGACACCTTTCGCAACGTTAGTTTGTTCAACATAACGCACGTTTTCATAACGACCGATTTCACCGTTCATGATTAACTTGAAGCCAGTATCAGAATATTGATGGATGGTTTCCAAGTTATTTTTGAATGAACGAAGAGTTGTTGGCCATGCTAATGCATAGTAGTCGTCTCCGAGGTAAGCAGGGATATTACGCTCTTTCATAGTATCAACGATCGCTTTAGCGTGAGCGTTGTTATATGCAATAGAGTTTGTGCCTGTTACAGTGCCGTTAGTGTAAAGAGTAATAGCTGATGTGCTAGTACCGCCAGTTGGGATTGCACGAAGCAATGTTTGGTTAAATTGTGACCATGCTAAACGGTCAAAAGTTTTAACTGCGTCGTTTTTAAGAACTTTTTGAATTAACTCCATCACTGGGAATTTAGACAAATTGTCTAGTTTGCCAGAGTAAGGAACACTGTTACCAGCTTCAGTAATTGTCAATGTGCCTTGTGTAATACTAAAGTTCGTTTCTGGCATTGTATTAGTTTCAACCAATACGCCACCAGCTGTTGCTACGTCTGAGAATACGTCCCAAGTGAAAGAGTCACCTTTCTTCTTACCTTGTTGTGACGCATCACGAACGTCTGAGAATTGACGGAATTTTACTAATGGCTGTACGTTCATGCGCAACACGTTAGAGAGTTGGCGAGAATACATATAGCCACCAAGAGAGTTTACTGCCCACACTTGACCTGCCATGTCATATACTCCTAAAAATAAATTAAATTAACCTTGGAAACCGTGCATCCATTGTGGACCACCACGAGATTTAGCCATGTTAGAAATAACATCGCTAACTGTTTCCTCTTTTTCATCTGCTTGAGTGTTCGATGTCTTCGCACCTGCAGAGGTTGGCGCTGATCTTGCACCTTCTTTTCGCTCTTGTCGATTTTGCATATTCTTTTGACTCTCCTGCTTAGCTTTATCTTCTTCAGTAGGCTTTGCATAGCCAGAAGTTTCTGCAATGTTCTTAACGACTCCACGGATTTCTTCACCAATCGATTGGTAACGCTCCCAATAAGAGCGAGTGTCACCTGCACGAACTAATTCAACATCTCTATCAATAGCGAGTTTATTTAGATGCGGATTGCTTACGATGTCCTTGTATTCGTCTTGGAAACGACTAAAAGCATCTCGGAATGTTAGGCGCTCA